AAGCAGCGCAACCAAGCGGCTTGCTACTGTCCGGGCGCTGACCGACATGATGACCATGACTCAAGACCCTGAGATGACTCAGGTGCTCTCTGCTATGGCTATGCTCAACATGGAAGGCGAAGGTATCAGTGATGTTCGCGACTACTTCCGTAAGAAGCTCCTGATGATGGGTGTTCTCAAGCCTACAGAGGCAGAGGCTCAGGAAATGGCTGTAGCGGCTCAGAATGCCCAGCCTGACCCGCAGGCGCAATACTTGCAGGCTGCGAGCGAAGAGGCCATTGCACGGGCTTCTAAAGCGCAGGCAGACAGTATTCTTGCTGTTGCTAAGGCTGAAGAGGCGCGGGCCAAGACGACAGAGACGCTTTCCAAGGTCAGCACGACCGATCAGGACCGTATCTTTGCGTTGGCAGATCGTTTGACTCAGCCCGCACAGCCAATGCAATAGTTAATTTCTATTGCGTTGAGATAGTTTTAGACTTATGAATAGCACCACACCGGCAGAAGATAATACCACAGAAGAAGTATCCGATAATATCGAAGTCGTAACAGAGGCCGTAGAGAATACGGAGCCTGAGAAAGCTGAAGATACCGGAGAGGAAACTGTAGTAACTATCGCAGGGGAATCGCCACCCCAGGAAGAGGAAGAGAAGCAGGCGCCCGAATGGGTGCGTAACCTGAGAAAGAATTACCGCGAGTTGCAGCGCGAGAAGCGCGAACTTGAGGAAAGACTCAAATCTGTTTCACCGGCTCCAGAGAATAATCCTGTTGCTCCCGGCAAGAAACCGACACTTGAGGACTGCGATTACGATTCAGATAAGTTTGAGAACGAACTTGCTGGCTGGTTTGAACGCAAGCGGCAGTCTGAAGAGGCTGAAGCGAAGCAGAGAGCCAAACAGCAGGAGGAAGCAGAATCCTGGCAGAAGAAACTGGCTGGATACAATGAGTCAAAGACTGGACTTAAAGTATCTGACTTTGAAGATGCTGAGGAAACTGTTCTTGAAACTTTGAATGTGACTCAGCAGGGAATCATTCTTCAGGGTGCTCAAAATCCGGCAATAGTTGTGTATGCTTTGGGCAAAAACCCAAAGAAAGCAAAAGAACTTGGTGAGATCACTGATCCTGTTAAGTTCGCATTTGCTGTAGCAAAACTTGAAACCCAATTGACTGTGACATCTCGAAAACAAGCTCCTCCTCCTGAAAAAAAGATTAACGGAAACGGTAGTCTTGACTCGTCCAACGCTCAGTTGGAACGGCTGCGTGAAGAGGCAGCACGCACCGGCGACATGACGAAAGTAATCGCCTTCAAACGTCAGTTAAAAAACCAATCCTAAGTTATGGCTAACGCATTTAGCAAAGAAGAACGGGTAGCTTTTGAAAACCTCCTCGAAGGTTTTCAAGACGCCCTTGTCCTGTCCCGCAACGTCTCGATCTACACCACGGATCAGACGATGATGGAACGCACCAACAACACAATCTGGAGGCCGCAGCCTTATATCAGCCGCTCGTACTCGGGCACTGATATGACCTCGAACTTCTTCGACTACACCCAGCTCTCCGTCCCTGCGACGATCGGCTTCAACAAGTCTGTGCCGTGGATCATGACGGCTACGGAACTGCGTGATGCCCTTCAGGAACAGCGCCTCGGTGATTCGGCCAAGCAGAAGCTGGCTTCCGACATCAACGTCGCAGTTCTCAACGTCGCTTCCGCTCAGGGCACGCTCGTTGTGAAGCGTCTCTCGGCTGCTACTGGGTTTGACGATGTCGCCCAGTGCGAAGCCATCTTCAACGAGCAGGGCGTGAACTTCGATTCGCGTTATCTCGCGCTCTCGACCCGCGACTACAATGGCATGGCGAACAACCTCGCTGGCCGTCAGACGCTGGCCGGCAAGGCGTTGACCGCTTACGACCGTGCCTACATCGGCCAGGTTGCGAGCTTCGACACTTTCAAGATGGACTACGCGAACCGTATCGCTGCTGCTGCCGGCTCCGGCATCACCATCGACACTCGCGACTCCGCGAACAACTACCAGATCCCGAAAGCGGTGACCTCGTCCCCGACGACCGCAGAGCGTCTCAACGTGGACAACCGTTACCAGACGGTGACTGTGTCGAGCACGACCGGCGTTGCCGCTGGCGACTGCTTCACGATCGCTGCTGTGAATGCAGTGCATCACATCACCAAGGGTGACACTGGTCAGTTGAAGACCTTCCGCGTCATCAGCGTGACTAACAGCACCCAGATGGTGATCAGCCCCGGCATCGTGTCCAACCAGGTTCCTGCTGCGGCTTCGGCTGAGTACCAGAACTGCGTTGTCAACACGAAGGCGTCTAACAGTGCCATTGTGTTCTTGAACACTGCCGCAGCTCCGATCAACTGCTTCTGGCAGAAGGACGCGATTGAGATCCTCCCAGGTCGCTACGCAGTGCCTTCGGACGCTGGTGCGAACGTGATGCGTGCTTCCACCGATCAGGGCATCGAACTGGTCATGCAGAAGCAGTACGACATCAACACGATGAAGACCCGTTACCGGCTCGACACACTCTTCGGAGTTGTGAACAAGCAGCCTGAAATGAGCGGGATCATCCTGTTCGGCCAGGTCTAAACAACCTGATTCACAGAGGGAGGGTGGTTGACTCCGCCCTCCCTTTTGTGTATGAAACACTTATGCCCCTGAAAAAAGGTTATTCCCCAAAAACCATCTCCAGCAATATCAGTAAGGAGATGAAATCTGGCCGCCCTCAAAAGCAGGCCATTGCTATTGCTCTGAGCACAGCTCGCAAAGCAAAGAAAGACGCAGGCAAACCCGTTGGGAAGCTCAAGAAATGACTGAGTTTCCTGCTTTGGTTTACAAGGTTCCGGGCAAGTATGTGCGCCCACATGGAACTTACGATTTTACAGGCGTAAACAACGCTGAAGAACTGCAAATCAAGCTTAAAGAGGGCTGGTTTTGCTCTCTTTCAGAAGCGATTGAGCCTAAAGACAAAGAAGAAGTCACAGAAGAAGATGACACTGCACCTCCTACTCGCCAGGAACTTGAGGAAAAGGCTACTGAGCTTGGCATTAAGTTTGATGGCAGGTTTTCTGATAAGAAAATCGCGCAGTTAATCGACGAAGCACTGGCTAAATAGTATGGGTTACACCAAGAAACAGATCATTGAGCAAGCCTTCGAGGAGATGGGCCTTGCATCGTACATCTTTGATCTGACCGCAGATCAATTTGAGAGCGCACTAAGGCGTCTCGACTTGATGGTGGCCTCTTGGTATCTCAAAAACATCCGTATCGGCTATCCTTTGCCGCTGAGTCCGCAGGATAGCAACATTGACCAGCAGGTTGATACGCCAATGCAGGCTTATGAGGCTTTGGTGCTGAATCTTGCGGTTCGTTTGGCGCCTTCTTACGGAAAATCGCTGTCTCCTGACACAAAAGCGAATGCCAAGCTGACGTATGACCAGCTTTTGATTCAAGCTGCTGCGCCAATTCAGTTGCAGTACGATAAAACCTTGCCACTTGGGGCTGGATACAAGCGCACAGAGCGTGTATTTGTAGACGTACCGAATTTAGATCCAGTACAAGTACAGCCCAACGGCCAAATCCTCTTTAGGAACTCCTAGCATGTCCATTGAACGCCTTTCACTAATCGACACGGTCACGGCATCGACCAACTTTGCCGTCAACGTCAATGGACAAGACTACCGGGTTCTTGCCCAGTCTGTTTACGACTACATCATCAACGCTACAGAGGAATTTGGTGGCGGAGATGGCATTCTTGGGGACAAAACGATTCAATACTTTGCTCCCTCTGCGACTGGTTGGTCTGTGGCTGTTGCGTCTGAAAGCCAGAGCGCATGGCTCGTTATTACGCCTACAGCAGGGTTTGCTGCTGGCACAATTACGCTGCCGGCTCTGATTAACGTGAAGGAAGGCCAGGAAGTGCTGGTAAACTGCACACAGTCTGTGGGTGCGCTTACCGTGCTTGGCAATGGCGCAAACGTGATTGGTGCGCCTACGTCACTGGCTGCAAATGGCTTTTTCCTAATGAAGTTTGAACCAATTCTGAGCAATTGGTATCGTGTTGGATAACTACTAAATTTATGGGCCTCGCTTTTCAACCTGCTTACAGCCTCGGCGTCACTGTCACGCCGAATGTAACTTCTCAATCTGTCACTTTGGGATTCACGTCTGAGTCCATTGTGTTTACAAACCTTGGATCAACCGTTGTGTACGTTCGTGTTGGGACTGCTACCAGTGGCACACCTGCAACGACTTCTGGTTATCCCGTGTTGGTTGGCTCACAGGTTTCCATTGGCAAAGATCAGGACGATGACACTGTCTCGTTCATCTCTCCTGCTGGACCTGGGTCGCTGCACATCATCCAAGGTATCGGGCTGTAATGATCCGTTTCCTGTTAAGGCGCCGGTCTAAGACTCCTGCAACGGCTGGTGGAGTGACTCCTCCTCCGGTGACGTTCACTTACCTGCGTCCCGACGGGACTTCTCAGTTTAACCGCCCTGACGGCACCTCAATCTACATCCGACCCTAGCCATGCCAAATCTCACGGTTTCAGCCGATATTGACTCTTTCATGCAGTCCGCAAACAAAGCGGCTGCTGTGGCCTCTCTAGGGGCTTTATCGACCACTCAGATTGCAGGTCTGTCTACTGTGGCGCCGGCAGCACTGGCTACGACTGCTGTTGTGGGCTTGAGCAGCTTTGCAGCTAGGG